GCTGGGGCTAAAGCAGCCGCAGCAAGAGATGCAGCAAGAGCAGCTAAAAAGAAAGGTGGTAACAACACTGCTAGATTTACATCTTTTTATAATAAAGAAGAAAAGCTAAAAGAAGCTATAAAAAAGATTATTAAATCATCTCTACTTAATGAAGCAGCTACTGCTAAATTATCTGATATAGGAGACAAATACGGAGACTATAAAGGTATGCAAGTAGTAATAAATGACCTAGAAAATATCGTAACAGATATGGAAGGTTATTTTGCTAAAGTAAGAGAAAGAGTTCAAAGCTCTATGGATAAGATAGGACAAATAGAAACTCCTGATGGAATGAAAGTAGGGGCATTTTTAGCACCTGCCATAGAATCAGCTTTCTTTAGAGACCTTAACCCAGTAAGAAAATTATCTGCTAGAGATATTAGTTTACCTCAAGTAAAGACAATTTCATCAGCTGACATTGCAGCAGCAAGAGCAGCAGGAGATATCGAAGAACAACCAAAACAGACAATGTTTGGTGTAAACGAAAAAAAATAATATGGCACAACTATTAGTAGACGTTACCCCATTTAAATCAGTACTTAGAGAGTCTAAAGAAAGACCTGGAGTATATGAAGTTGAGGGTGTTATGCAAAGAGCAGTTGCGGAGAATCAAAACGGTAGAGTATATTCAAAAGCTATATTAGAAAGAGAAGCTTCTAAATACGTTAAAGAGTTTGTAGAGAGAGGAAATGCATTTGGAGAATTAGATCATCCTGAAACTCCTGTAGTGTCTTTAAAGAATGCGTCTCATGTAGTAAAAAAGCTTTATTGGAAAGGAAACGATCTAATGGGTAAGATCGAACTATTAAATACACCTGCAGGTAATATAGTAAAAGAAATAGTTAAAGCAGGACATACAATTGGTATCTCATCTAGAGGTACAGGATCAGTAAACCAGACTAACGAAGGACAATTAGAAGTACAACCTGACTTTGAATTAGTATGTTGGGACTTTGTATCTAATCCTTCTACACACGGTGCTTTTATGAACCCAGTAGCTTTACAAGAAGGTAAAGTTAAAGCTAATAAATTCGATAAAGTAAATAATCTTATCAACGATATATTAAGAGCATAATCTACTATGGACGAGTTCAAAAAAAAGAAGTTTAAGAAACAACTTATAGAACGCTATAAAGAAAAACCTAGTAGACTTTTAGGAAGTAATCAATTTACTCCAAAAGTTTATAATAAATTTGACCAACAACCTAACGTTGTAGACATTCAGAAATTCTTACAATCAGGAGACCCTCTAGGAGGATCTGCTAATACAGTTAAAGAAGGAGCAAGAGAAGAACAAAATGCAGGAGTAAGTCAACCTAATCCTGAACCAACAGTTAGTACAACTACCTATAGATCTTTCTTTGAAACTAGAGTTCAACTTTCTGGCTCTCAATTTAGATTTACTTTCTCTGACCCTTACGGAGATACTATTAATACTTCTAGCTTTAGTTTAACAAACAATGCTAATCTATCAGCTTCGTTTACTAGTGATACTGTAGCAGAAGCAATTATAACTGGTTCATTAACGTTAGGCACATATAATTATACAGGATCTATTTCTAATGGAGACGGTGATACTACTCTATTTAGTGAGAGTTTTGAAATATTTAGCGGTAGCTTTACTGCGATGACTACTAAAACATCTATCTACCACTCTTCTTCTGCAGGTTCAGGTAGTAGGAGATACTTAACATCCCCTATTTACGATTACTCAGCTTCTCAATTTAAAGAGTATATAGCTGGTTATGTTAGTGATGCAGGAGGATCTTCTCCAGACTACGTCATAGATCGACATATACCTATATTAGCCACAGACCAGACTTATGCATCAAACACAGGTACTATGTACTTTAACAATACAGGTAGAACTTTTTTCCAAGAAGAACCTACTACAGGTGACTTCTTAATTGTATCAGGTACATCAGGAGATTACTTTGGAGCGGCTAGTAATAAAGACCATGCAGTATTATATAGAGTTGGTAATACAGGATCTACCCCACCAGTTACTAGAGACGGTAGTGACGGATTCCCAGTTTTAACTAGCTGGTCGTAGGTTTTCGTAATACTTATATATTTATATAAGAATATACAGTCACTATACTGTATCAATTACATTTATTAACTTCATATTACGATTTCAATAATCGTACGAAACCACAAACAATTTTACAATGAGTAAAGATTTATTTAAGCAAGCTATTGCTGAAGCTAAATCTGTAAGAGAAGCTGCTATTGCTAATGCAAAGGAAGCTTTAGAAGAGTCTTTGACACCTCATCTAAAAGACATGTTAGCTGCTAAACTTCAAGAAATGGAAACATCTGAAGAAGTAGAAGAAGCAAAACATGACAAGAAAGATGAAACTATCGAAGAAGCTCCTAAAGAAGACGAAAAGCATGAAGCTGTAGAAGAACTTGCAGAAGAAGTACCAGCACAATTTGCTGAAGAAGATGAAGCCGAGGATGATTCAGAAGAATCTGATGACGAAGCGGAAATCGAAGCACCAGCTGAAGAGCCTGTCGAAGACGATATGCCTGACGGTGACGAAGATATTTCTAAATTATCTATTGACCAGTTCAAAGATATAGTAAGAGATATTATTGCTCAAGAAGGTGGTCACGGAGAGGAAGAGATTCCTGCAGGTGATGACTTAGATGGTGGAGATATCGAAGGCATGGGCGATGAACCAGCTATCGAAGAACCAGCTATCGACGGAGCAGAAGAAGAAGAAATCGATTTAGATGAACTTCTTAGAGAATTAGAATCTGAAACTTCAGAAGAAGTAGAAGAAGCTAAACACGACGACAAAGACGAAAACGTTGAAGAGGCTAAAGAAGACCACAAAGACGAAGGTAAGAAAGAAGACATTAAAGAAGAAGAAGTAGACGAAAAGCACTGCAAAAAACATGAAGATGTTTCAGAAGAAACAACTGAATTACAGGAAGCTTTAGAAACTATTGAAACTTTGAAGAAAGACCTTAACGAGGTTAATCTATTGAATTCTAAATTACTTTACGTTAACAAGATCTTCAAGTCGAACGACCTTTCAGAAAGTCAAAAAGTTAACATTATCGCTGCTTTTGATAAAGCAGAGAGCGTTAAAGAGGTGAAACTAGTTTTCGAAACTGTTTCTGACAGTGTAGTAGGTAAAAAACAATCTGCTAATACTATCAAAGAATCAAAAACTAAATTAGGCATGGCTTCTAAAGCCGGTGGAACAACAGCTGCTAAACCAGAAGTAATTTCTGAAGTATCTGACACTGTAAGAAGAATGCAAAAATTAGCCGGAATTATTAATTAAATTAACACTAATAACTATTATTTATCATGGAATTAAACCAATTATTAGAGAGCAGCAACAACTACAAAAGTATGCAAGCTGACTCTGTAAAACTTGCTGAAAAGTGGAGTGCTTCTGGTTTGTTAGAGGGAATCAAAGATGAGAAAGTCAAAAACAACATGGCTGTTATCCTTGAAAATCAAGCAAAACAAGTAGTCGCTGAAGCAAACACATCTGGACACGGAGGAGGAGCATCTTTCTCTGCTGGAGCAGGTGAAAACTGGGCTGGAGTTGTCTTACCATTAGTAAGAAAAGTATTCGCTCAAATCGTTGCACAAGATTTCGTATCTGTACAACCAATGAATTTACCTTCAGGTCTTGTATTTTATCTAGACTTCAAATATGGAGACACTAGAAACGGAAGATCTGCTGGAGACAACCTTTATGGAAATGTATCAACTGCTAACAGTAAATTAGCAAAAGATGTTGATGCTTCTGGAGGTTTATACGGAGCTGGACAGTTCGGATACTCTATCAATAGCTCTTCTGCTGTTGTAGCTGAATCTGCTGCTGCTGCTTCTTCTGCATCTATCAACTACCAAGACGGTACTAACCCATCAGACTACTACGTAATTACTAAGTCTGTATCTGGATTAGCTGCTGACTTAAAAGGTGTAAGAGCATTTAGAATCTTATCTGCTTCTACTGATGTAACTATTCCAAAATGGACTACAGTATCAGGAACAGATGTATCTTTCGTTATTGCAAAAAGTTCAACTACAGTTGATACTGAATTAAGTGGATCTATAGTATACCACAAACAACCAGTTGACAACGACAGAGGTGACTTTGAAGCTTCAGGAGGAGACGGTAACAACGTTGCGCCTTCTATCGCAATACCATCTATTGATGTTAAATTAGCTAGTGAAGCAATTGTTGCTAAGACTAGAAAATTAAAAGCACAATGGACACCAGAATTTGCACAAGACCTTAACGCTTACCACAGTATTGATGCTGAAGCGGAATTAACTTCTTTATTATCTGAATATATCTCAATGGAGATTGACTTAGAGATTTTAGATATGTTAATCCAAGATGCTAACACTACTGAAAGATGGTCAGCTGCGTCTAACAAAAACTGGAACGGAACTGCATGGGCAACTAGCGCAGTAGACGGTGGTGGATTCTACAATACTCAAGGACAATGGTTCCAAACTTTAGGAACTAAAATCCAAAAAGTATCTAACAAGATTCACCAAAAAACTCTTAGAGGTGGAGCAAACTTCCTAGTATGTTCTCCAAACGTTGCAACTATCTTAGAATCAATTCCAGGATATGCTGCTAACACAGATGGAAACCAAGAAGAGTTTAATATGGGTGTACAAAGAGTTGGTTCGTTAGCGAACAGATTCAAAGTATACAAGAATCCATACATGACTGAGAACATTATCTTAATGGGATACAGAGGTTCACAATTCCTAGAAACAGGAGCTGTATATGCACCATATGTACCATTAATGATGACTCCTCTAGTATATGATCCAGACACTTTCACACCAAGAAAAGGTCTAATGACAAGATATGCTAAGAAGATGATCAGACCAGAATTTTACGGTAAAATCTTTGTATCTGACTTAAGTTCGATCTAGAATTTACTTAAATTCTTAATAAGAAAGAGAGGTCCTAATGGGCCTCTTTTTTTTTGTACTATTTATATAAAAACGGTAAGGTATGGCGGAAATAAAAATATGGGACGGTACAGCTACATTCTCTGCTGGCATGACTCCATTTGGATTCTATGACAGTGATGCTGAATTTGCTTCAGAAGCAGTAAAAGTATCTAAATTTTGTGCTACAAGACTCGGATATCCTATGATGGATGTAGAGTTACAATCAGGCTCTTTCTTTGCATGCTTTGAAGAAGCAGTAACAACTTACGGTAACTTAGTATTTCAATATAAGATCAGAGAGAATTATATCTCTATGGAAGGAGCTTCTAGTACTACTAGTGCTAATAGTCAGATAGTTAATCCTTCTTTACAGAGAATGATTAAAATAAGCCAAGAATACGGTACAGAAGCAGAAGTAGGTGGTAATGTAACTAGATATACTGGTTCTTTAGCATTAACTCAATCAGTCCAGAACTACGACTTAGATGCTTGGGCAGTTGAACAAGGTATAACCGGTAGTATAGAAGTAAGAAGAGTCTTTTATGAATCTCCTCCTGCTATTATGAGGTACTTTGACCCTTATGCTGGTACTGGTACTGGAATTCAATCATTAATGGATGCTTTTGACTTTGGATCTATGAGTCCAGGTATAAATTTCTTATTGATGCCTGCATCATATGACATACTTAAAGTTCAAGCTATAGAATTTAATGATCAAATAAGACGTTCATCCTATTCATTTGAAATGGTTAATAATAAACTAAAGATATTTCCGGTACCTAAGAAAGCAGGGAGTTTATATTTTGAATATTATGAGACAGATGATAAAGCAGATGCAGTAACTGAAGATGGAACAAATAAAATAACTAATGTAGGAGAAGTACCATATGACAATCCAACATTCTTAAAGATAAATACACCAGGTAGAGACTGGATATACAGATACACTTTAGCATTATCTAAAGAATTACTTGCTTATGTACGTGGAAAGTATCAAACAGTACCGGTACCTGGTTCTGAAGCTACTTTAAACCAAGCAGACTTACTAACTGATGCTAGAGCAGAAAAAGAAAAGCTATTAACTGAGTTAACAGAGCTATTACAGGTAGTATCTAGACAAAGTCAGCTAGAATCACAAGCTGCTCAAACAGATGCTTTAAATACTACACTTAAAGGTGTACCAATGACAATTTTTGTAGGATAATGAAGTTAATGCAGATACTTAGTGAGGTTCAATATAATACTTATGAAGCAATGGTACAAGTAATGTATGAAGACGGTAGTGATAAGACACAGATAGTTGACTTAATAAGAGCTTTACCAGGTATTACTACAGTAACAGTAGCTGATAGTACAATGGAGAACGTAGAAACATTAAAAATAAAACTTATTACACAGAAAAGCGCTGAAGAAGCTTTTGAATCGCTGAAAAATACAGCTATGTCAAAGTATCCTAACGTAAAGCTTGTTAAAATAGGTAAACAAACAATAGAAAAGGTATAATGCTATTTGGATCTAACAGAGACTTTAACTTATTAGTAGGTATCAATCGAGAACTACTTAAAGATGTAGTAGAACAAGAGATTCTATACTATAAGTTTAATATAGAAGATACAGAAGTAAATATATACGGAGAAGGTTTAACTAAATCGTTTTTTGAACCGTTAAAGCTCAATTGCCTTGTAACTAGAGGTGATCAAGTAGTAACATCTGACGATTTTGGACCTGATTTAAGTAGAGAAGCATCCTTTGCACTGTTAAGACAAGATTTAGAAGACGTTTCAACAGTACCTGAGGTAGGTGATATATTAAATTGGCAAGAAGACTATTATGTAGTAGATACTATTAGAGAGAACCAATTATTCCTTGGGAGAGATAAGAGTTATAACTTATCTAGCTACGGAAGTCAATTTGGTACCTCTATATCATTAATATTAGACTGTCATATGACCAGGAGAGAGCAAACTGGTATAACTTTTGCTCAAAATCAAGAATACTAAAGATATGAAAATAAAAGACATACTTAAGGAAGAACCACAAGGAGGAAGGTTAGTAAACAAACGTGTGGATCCAGATACAGGTGCAATTTCTCACGATGTAAGATATAATAACATATACTACTTAAGAAAAGAGGTGGAAGAGCTGAATGATGCATTTAAAGAGACTATTGAAGACCATCCTCAAGATGATAAACTATTTCAGCTATTTAATATCTATTCTAAATTCAAAAGAGCTTTTAAAACTCATGTAAATAGAAAATATGGCAGGGAGTAATAAACCTTTACCAAAGAATCAACAACAATTATCTCAAGACTCTATAAAAACTTATGGAGTAGAAGCGTATAGTGGATCTAAACAACCAATAAACGATCTTAAAAAGAGAGAATTACAGAGATCAGTAAAGGATGATAATGTAAAAAGGTTTGAAATAGGGTTAAAAGATATAGATGAAGCTATATTTTACTACTTTACTAATGTAATTAAACCTTCAGTACTACAAAACGGTGCTACAAAAGCTGTTCCTGTACTATATGGATCACCAGAACGTTGGCATTCAGTACAAAAGGATGGATACTATAGAGATAGAAATGGAAAAATACAACTTCCATTGATAATGATAAAGAGAGACAGTGTTGAGAAGAATAGACAGCTAGGAAATAAGATGGATGCTAACTTACCTACACAATTTGGCGTATTTGAAAAGACATATAGTAAGAAAAACACTTACGATAGGTTTTCTGCTCTGAATAACAGATCAATTGCTAAAGAATATCAGGGAGTAGTAATGCCAGACTATGTAAATATAGTTTATTCTTGTGTAATGTTCACACAATACGTTGCTCAAATGAATAAATTAGTGGAAAACATCAATTATGCTTCAGATGCATATTGGGGAGACCCAGAAAAGTTTAGTTTTAGAGCTATGATAGATAATTATAGCACTATAACCGAGTTAGCACAGGGTCAAGATAGATTAGTTAAAACAGAATTTAGTATTAACCTACTAGGACACTTAGTTCCGAATGGAATTAATACACTTCAACAGGGGTCTATGAAATTCTTTAATAAAGCTGCTGTATTATTTGGTGCAGAAACAGTTAAGGATATAAATGATATATAATATTTATAAATGGGAAGATATTCATCAACAAGAGTTAATTCAAGGTCAGTTAGATTTTTCGATAGAGCTGCCCAAAGAATAATACAAGTACAAGAAGCTATGAGTCAGAACAAAAAGAA